CGCCACCCGCTGCCGGGTTGCCCCCGATGTAGGACACCACGTCCGCAGAGCCGCGCGTAACGGGGCCGACTTGCCAGTCATAAGGGATCGTGGGCTTCAGGGCGATCTCGACCTTGGGCTTAACCTTACAGTTCCCGATCCGCAGATCGTCCCCGTGCCACGCGACCACCAAGGAGACGTGCCGGAGGTTCGGCGCGACTTCGAGAAGCTGGCCGATGGAGCGCGAGAAGTCGGAGACGATGCCCCCTGAGAAGGCGTTCTCCCCCAGGCCGGGTGCGTCTGTCTTGCGGACGACGGTCGTCCCGTAGCCGAATTCTGTGGTGCCGGGGATCAGGTTGACGGACAGGACAAGGTTCTCCAGGGAGGATTCAGCCTGATCGCTGCCCCTGAAGATGTAGAGGTTGATGGGGGCACCATCATCCCGGCTACCGGCTTTGTCATCGAACGTCGTCATCCTAGCTCCAGTCGTCTTCAAGGGTTCGGACCGCGCCGGAAACAGAGGCCACCGTAGAGGTCAGCCATTCGACGGTCAGAACATCCGAAGCGAAACGCGACCTGTTCAATAGGGAGACGCGCTTGATCCCGCCGACGGCTACCGTGTAGGGCCAGGGATCGCGGAGGTAGAGAATCGTCGTGTTGCCCAGAGCGGTCGCACTGGTAACCTGATTGTAAACAGTTCCTAGCGCCGTGGGAACCGCAATAGCGCGGTGGACCGGATCGTCGTTCAGGTAGGCCGCGACGTTCGCTCCTGCGACAGTGATCGTGCTGGCCCCGGACGCGATGCCGGTCACCGCAACCAGATCGGACTGCGGGTTCGCGTAGTAGAATTCCCGCTGCATCCCGCGCATACGCCGGAAGAATTCTTCCATCTTGCGGGCCAGGGTCCGGTCTTTTCGGATCATGGTGAAGCGCCGCGTGATCGCAAGCGCCGTCACGGGGTAGAGGAAGTCGATGATGCCGGTGCCTTCGTCCAGGACCTCCCGGAAGTCTTCCAGGTTCGTGCGGATCCCACTGGACCAGTTCATCGGGAAGTCGAAGACCTCCAGCCCGTCCAAGAGAACAGAACCCGTGCCCAGCGGGGTCACCGGCAGCGCGCCAGGAGTTGCCGCGAAGTCGATGGTAGCCGTGGAGACTTCGCTTGTAGGTCCGTTCGTGTCCATCGTGCCGGACAGACGCCCCGGCCAGCCTTCCGCGCACCAGGAGGCCACGCGGCGCGCTTGGGCAAGGCCGGTGACCAGGTTGATCGTGGTGCCGCTCCCGGAGGCGATACGGTGGGACTCCGCCGTGCCGTCGCTGCCGATGGACGTCCAGGCTCCGGCCACCATCCACGGCTCCGCCTGGGTCACCTGGATCGACGTGGACCCAATAGGATTCAAGTTCGTCGTCTGCACGGCGGCGGGCCAGAACGGCATGATGATCTCTGACCGGACGTTCCGGTAGATGTCCTGGGTGAACTGACGGAGTCCATCACGCCGGACCAGCACGTCGAAGTTCAACTCGACGCGCGGCTCGAACCGGGTGGCGACACGTTGCTCCTGCCCCTGCCGGGACTGGATGATCTCTGTCTTGAACCGCAGGGTCTCTTCAACCTTGGCAGACCAGTTGGGGGGATACGGCCATGTGAACATCAGGTCACCCGTTGATTGCGGCGCGGAACGCTGCCGGGTTCTGGCGGACGTGGTTCAGGATAGCCTCTTCTCCGTCGCGGGTGCTAAGGGCCTCCGACAGAAGATCGGCGGTGTTGAAGGCGTTCACGATCTTGAACCGGGGGCTTCCTTCCGCGCCGCCTCCGCCGCCCTTGCCCATGTTGAAGATGTGGCGCGGGTCATCGCTGGTCAGGACCTCTTCGCCGCGCTCCAGGATCGTCGGCACTTCGTTCGGGGCCAGCCCTGCCACGCCGCCGCTATGGTAGCGCATGATGTTGCCGACGTTGCCCATGTTCAGGGACCGCTTGGCCCCTTGTGCGCCGATCACGCCGCCTTGGTGGGCTACGCCGAAGCCGAACACCTTGCCGATAGCCTTAGCCGCGTTCAGTGCAAGCTGCTGGAGGATCATCTGGGCGATCTGCCGCAAGAAGTCCGCCGCGAACTGCCGGAAAGCATCGGCCAGAGATTCGGTGACACTCTTGCCTTCCGCCAGGGACTCCGCAAACTTGTTGGCTGCGTTGACCAAGCTGGACGCAAGGACCTGTTCGACCTCCGCCCAATTCAGTTTGACGCCGCGCGAAGTCTCGCCGGACGTGATCGCCAAGGTCCGCAAGCGCGCGATGACTGCGGCCACGGCGGGATCGCTGCTACCCAAGGCTTCGAACAGTTCGAGCGCGCTCTGGATCGCGTCCTGAAGCTGGGTGTTGACCTCGACCAGAGCTTCCCGGAGACCGGCCACGGCAGACGGATCGTTGCCCCGCTCGATCTGGGCCGCAAGCTCTTCGTTCAGTTGTTGGCGGAGGGTCAGGAGATCGTTGACCCGCTTCTCCCCCTCTTCGGCAAGCTCCTTCTCTGTCCGCAGGTTCTTCTGCTGTTCGGCCAAGTCGAAAAGCTGACCAGCCTGGACTGCGATCTGGGCAAGCTCTTGCTCCCCGATGTCTGCGTTCTGTTCCCGCGCGGATCGGATCGCCTCCTGGATCGCGGCTTCCCGCTCCCGTCCGGCCAGGATAAGCCGCTGTTGTTCGATCTCGAACTCGCCGTCGGCCAACGTATCCTGGGTCGCCAGACGGGCGCGCTCCCGCTCTTCAGCCTGACGCTCCAAAAGACGAACGCGCTCCCGCTCCGCTTCGACGTAGGGAGTGATGTCCTGGTTCGCGGCTCCCGCCCCGAAGATGGTCGCTTCCCGCTCCCGCCGACCGGCGTTCACCCCGTCGTTGTCCCCCGAAAGCCCCCGGATCGCGCTGGAAATTTCAGCGGTCGTGCCGTTCCGAACAGCGTCCAGGATGCGCTCCGGCAGGGAGCCGTAGTTATAAGCGATGGAGGTCAGGACGGCCTGCTGGGCATTGTCGAAAGACCCGAACCGTTCGGTCCCGATCTGCCCCCGGACGACATCTTGGAACTCCCCGACCCGGCGAACCAGGTCGCGGTTGGCGTCTTCGACCGAAACCGCGATACCTTCGACCACCGCGCGGACGGAACCGTCGGCCAGGGTGATCGTGTCGGAACCGAAGCCCGCGCGGAAAGCGTTGACATCGTAGTAGGGTTCCGCGACGGACTGCCCGCCGCGCCCTTCAAACTCCCGCAGAAGCGCCGCCGCTGATTCTACGCTTCCGCTGACGCCTTGGAATATCTGGAGCGCCTGCCGACCCTCGATAGCGTCCAGTCCCAGCCCGTAGAGCCGGAGGGCTTCGACCACCTGACTGTAGCTCTGGGCAAGCTGGAGGGCCGCGTCCAAGGCGCTCTTCAGCTTGGCCTTTTCGTCCAGAATTTCCATCTGGGCCGCGATGTCCGGGACCAGCTTGCGGAGTTCGTTCAAGGCGTCGTTGGACTTCTTCCAGCGGTCGTTCGCGTCGTCTTGGGCGTCGGCGCTCTCTTCAACGGCTCCCGACAACCTGCGGATCGCGGCTTCGGCTTCTTCGGTCGTCCCGGTCAACGCGAGCAGGATGTCCTGCGCGACCGTCGTCCGGTCCGATGCTTCGTCCATACGGCCCGCAAGAGCGTCGAAGGAATCCGCGAATTGTGCGTTTACCGGGAACAGGTCCCGATACTCCACCCCCAGCGCGTCCAGCCGAGTCCGAAACACGTCAACCGTGATCGACCCGGACTTCAACTCTTCGAACAGGTCGGAGACGGCCTTGAAGTATCCCCCGCCCGCGTTGCTGGCGTTCCCGAAGATGTCGCGCGGGATAGCGTCTTCGAAGGCGTCGCGCGTGTTCTTCAGTTCTCGCTGGAGGGACTCCAGGTTCGTCGTAGCCGCGACCACGGTGACCCCTTCAAGGGAAGCGCGCCACTCTTCGACGGAGGCCCCCACCTGGTCGTAGGCGTTGCGAACCCGATCCACTAAGGCTTCATGCGCGCTAAGGACGCCGGTCGCTTCTTCTGTCCGGGTGGCCCAGAAGCCGATTGCAGCGGCAATCGCCACCACCGCGAGACCGATCCCCGTGGAAGACAGAAGGCCCCGCAGAGCGATGGTCAGGCCGCGCACGGCCACCTGAGTCCGGGTCATGCTGACAGCGCCGGACGCCAACGCGGCTCGCAAGGCGGCAAAGCCCCGCGTGGTGCTGACCGTTGCTCCCGTCAAAAGACCCATGCGGGCGATCAGGAAGATGATGAACGGGACAACCTTCAGGCCCACGAAAGCCGTGATCGCAATAACCACGATGTCGAAGTTCCGCGCCAGGAAGGCCACGGCATCGGCTGCGGCCCCCATCGCCACGCTGATCTTGCCCAAGAAGGACTCGAACTGCGCGCTGCGGATCGTTTCGTTCAGGTCGCGGATCAGGGCCGTGAACCGTTCGATGAAGCCGCCGTTGGCGATGGTGACGAAGGCGTTGAAGAAGGCGTCCTGGAGTCGGCCCATTTCGGCGGTCAGGCCGGTCAAGGACGCGGCAAGCTGCGACCCGAACTTCTTATCCAGTTCGTCCGCGAACTTCGACAGGATGTCGGAGGACAGTTGTCCCTGTTCGATCATCTTGGTCAGTTCTGCGACGCCCACGCCAGCGGCAGCGGCCATAAGCTGAATTGCACCCGGCAGGCGGTCCCCAAGCTGCTGCCGGAGTTCTTCCATGCTGACCGTTCCCTTCGAAACGATCTGGGTAAGCGCCACGAAAACGCCCTGGATTTGCTCCAAGCTGGAGCCGTTGACCCGCGCGGCCTCTGTCACCGAAACGAAGATGCGGCGGGTCTCGGCCCCGGCCAGGTTCGTTCCCTTGGTGGCGACTGCGAACTTGGTGTATTCGTTGGCGAGCGCCCCGAACTCCACGCCCAGCCGTTCCGCGTTACGGCGGAGGAAGTCGAGTTCCTGGGCTACAGCCTGTTGGTCCCCGTCGAACACCACGTTCAAACGGTTCGTCGCGGCCTCCAGGGCCTTGTAGGCGTTGACGGTGCTGCGGATGCCGTCGATCACCGCGTAGAACCCACCGTAGGCCGCGATCAGGGACAGGACTTCCGACCGGAGCCGCTGGGTGAAGCTAAGGGCCGTCCGGCTCTCCCCGTAGAACGCGCGGACCGCACCGGCCAGGGTGCGGGTCTCCGTTGCTGCACGGCGAGCGGCTGCGGCTTGCTTCTCCAGTTCCCGCGCGTGGGCGGCTGCGGCGGCTGCGGCTCGCTGGGCAGCGTTGGCCCCTTGGGCTGCTGCGGCGGCGGCTGCGGCGGTGGCGGCGCGGTTCGCGGCAAGGGCTGCTGCGGCCCGTGCTACAGCGGCCCGAAACCGTTCTTGCCGTGACGCCATCGCGTCCACGTCGCCCCCCGACTCGCGGAGGATGTTGCGAAGCTCGCCCAGCGCGGCCTGCTGGAGTCGAAACTCTTGACGGGCGCGGGCGGCGGCGGACCGGGCTTGCTCGAAGTCGGCTTTCAGCTTCTCCGTCGGGGTGGCCGTAGACGCCATTTCCCGCGCCAGCCTGGACGCTTCGGCGCTGGTTTCCCGGAACTCTTTCTGGAGGGTATTGACCGTTGCGGACTGCTGCCCGAACGCCTTCAGAAGCGGTCCCCGGAGCTTGGCTTCCAGGGATGCCAAAGAGCCTTCGACCTGGCCCGCCGCGCGCTGGAGTTCGGCGTAGGCTTCCCGCGCTTTGCGAAGCTCTGCGGCGTTCCGCTGGAATCCGTCTTTTGACCGTGCCGCCGCAGCTTCCAGCTTCCGCAGGTTTTCCGCCGCCGCAGACGCGGACGCTTGGACCCGGCGTTGCTCTTCGATCAGGGAGGCCAGAGCCGCCTTCTGTTTGTTGATCCCACCCGCCGCGCCGCCGTAGATGTCGTTGGCGCGCGTGACTGTCCGGGAGGTCGCGTCGATGCTGGCGCGGACCTGGGCTTGCGTGGCGCGGTATTCGTCAAGGGTGGACTCGACCTTCTTGATCGAGCCGCCCAGCCGCGCGAGCTTGGCCTCCAGCTTATCGGTCGGCCCCGACGTGTCGCTGATCTGCTGTTGGAGTTGCCGGAAGGACGCGGTGCCCAGGGCAAGCTGGAGCCGCTGTTCTTGGATTTGCGCCGTCAGCTTGGCGTCCGCTTCGACCAGCCGTTTCCGGTCGGCCACGGCTTTCGTCGTGACGGTGTTCAGGGTGGCCTGGGCCGCTTGGGCTTCTTTCAGCGCGGCAGCTTGTTTCTTCACGGCAATCGCGGCGCGGTCGCTCTCTGCGGAGGCGCGAGCGGACTCCCGTGCGGCTTCCCGCGCTTCCCGTGCGTAGGTCCGCGTGGCCGTCGCCGTCTCCTTGGTGGAGGCGGTCAGGCTCTCCATTGAAGCCCGCGCCTTCTGAAGCTCTCCGGTGATCTTGGCCGAAGCGCCGACGCCCCCTAGAGCGCCTTTAAGGTCGGCCAGGGATTTCCCCAGCCGACCCAACGTCGAGTCTGTCTTCCCCGCTTCTCGCTGGATGTCTTTTTGACTGGCGACAAAATCTTCCAGCGCCTTCGTGACGGCAGAGATCGCACCCTGGGCTTGGTCCTTGGCGCGGATGACCAGATCGACATCTTTACGGGCCACCCTATTCCTCCATCATCGTCTTAACTTGTTTCTGGAAAGCCTTATTGCCTTTCTTGGACAATACACCGGAGACCGCCATCTGGAGAAGCACCGCTTGGGTTGCGTAACCCACATTGACCCTGTGGACCACCAAGCGGCCTTCGTCCATCATCATCCCAAGAGGATAATGTCTGGCGTAGGGGTGGCCGTGTTCGATTAGGAGGCTGACCA